AGGAACAACGGGCCAGCCTCGCCCGTTGAGTTCGAGAGAGAAAATCTCTCTGGATCACAGGGCACGCAAGACTTCCAGCGCCTGCTTGAGTTGCGCCTCAAGGGAGTCGCCCTCGAAGTTGGCCAAGAAGTCCATTGCTGATGCGCGAAGCTCTTTGCTGATGCGCTTGCTGGCGGCTTGCACAGGCTTGGCTTTGACGGGGCGCACAACGTAGTAGCGGAAGTCGCTCGATGCGCGGTCGATGGCTTTGATGGCCTCTGGCTTTGCGCCCTTGCCTTTGCCCAGAGAGAATGTTCTCTCTGCATCTTGCACACCCTGACCTTCAAGGTGGCCCAGCATCCAATCTTTGCGGAGCGCACCTTGTTGCGTAGGGGTTGCACCTGTGTATGCCTCATGGAAGGCGTCAGCCGCATCACGGATGGCGGTTGTGTGGTTGCCGACGTTGGTGGCGAATTGCTTGATAGACAGTGACATGGAAGTTTCTCCGTTGGGTTGATGTATCGGCTAGAGAACCATTCCCTAACCGATGCCTCTATTGTATGGAAGGGGGTATTTCTAAGCATTAACGGCGGAGAGAATCGAGTACCTTAGACCCCACCGTACCCCCACCAAGCCCTGTATGGAGCAGTAGCCCTCGTCCACATGAACACTGTTCCACACCCGCTCTCAGCACTTTGTAAAAACTTAGACAACTCCGCAAAACCCCACTTTCCAGTTCACACCCCCTACTTAAAATAATGGCCCGTCCAAAAATTTTTTAAAAAATTTTGAAAAAACTTGGGACGAAAAAAACCCCCCGTGTTGCCAAGGGGGGTTAAGGGGTCGCTTGACCCAAGGAGAAGCAATGAACCAACCGAAGTTGCATCAAAGCCGAATGTGAGTATATACTTCGCGCATCGGGACAGCAACCCGCAATCCACTTGGACCAAATGTTAGATCACCTCATTGACTTCGACCCCGAAGTTCTCCCCAAGTCACAAGCGCCCGCCCCGGCGGAGAAGGTCACGCCCGCTGAGCACATCAACGGCAAGATCAGCACCAACGACTGGCTCAAGGAAATGGGTGTCCCTGACGCCGAGACCACGGTCTCCGAACTTGAAAAGCAGCAGGCCCGTCAAACTTTCTCGGCTCTGACAACCGCCTCCCCCATCACCACACAGCACGAAATGGTCTCCAAGATCGAGACGCCTGCGGCCGTGCGCCATCTGGTGGGGATGCTGACGGCCTACGACTGGGAGTTTGTGCACCAAGCCAAAGAGCTGCGCGGCTACGCGGTGGCCAAGTTGCTTGAAGAGTGCGAGAGCCCCAACCCCAACATCCGCCTCAAAGCGCTTGGCCTTTTGGGCAAGGTCACCGAAGTGGGCCTGTTCACCGAGAAGATCGAGGTCAAGAAGACCGACATGACCGAGGCCGAGATCGACCAGCGCTTGAAAGAGAAGCTGGCCAAGTTCATGGATGTCTCAGACGCCGACGTGACGGACATCACAGAGATCACCGACGCCCAAACAACCACCCTCCCCGATGACGCAGAACCCGCCACTGACGCCTGAGCAAGCCGCTGCGCTGTTCAAGAACCTCGGCAAGCTGACAGCGGCCGAGAAGTTGGAGGCGTTGGAGCTTTTGGACAAGGCGCAGGAGCACAAGCAGAAAAACTTGGCCCGAACCGACATGATCGAGTTCGCCAAGAGCGTGTATCCGGGCTTCAAGATCGGGCCGCACCACAGGAAGCTGGCCAAAATTTTTTCGGAAGTGATTGCCGGGACCAAAAAACGGGTCATCATCAACATTGCGCCGCGTATGGGTAAGTCTGAGTTCAGCTCTTACTTGTTCCCGGCGTTTTTCTTGGGCAACTTCCCCCAGAAGAAGATCATCATGGGTACGCACACGGCAGGTCTGTCCGAAGACTTCGGCCGACGCGTGCGAAATTTGCTGGCCGACGAGGATTACCATGGGCTTTTCCCCCAAACGCTGGTGGCAGACGACCAAAAGGCTGCTGGTAAATGGTCTACAAGCACTGGTGGTCAGTACTATGCTGCTGGTGTCGGCGGCGCTCTTGCTGGTCGTGGTGCTGACCTGTTCGTTATTGACGATCCTCACTCGGAGCAGGACGTCAAGGCCAACTCACGGCTGGCTTTCGACACTGCATGGTCTTGGTTCCAGACGGGACCGCTCCAGCGACTGATGCCGGGCGGTGCGATCATCATCGTGATGACGCGCTGGGGCAAGCTGGACCTGACTGGACGCCTGATCGACTACCAAGCCAAGAACCCCGACGCTGAGCCGTGGGAGATCGTGGAGCTTCCGGCCATTTTGAACGAGGGCACCGAGAACGAGAAGTCGCTCTGGCCCGAGCAGTGGCCGCTGGCCACGCTGAAGGCGACAAAAGCCAGCATTGACCCCCAGTACTGGAACGCCCAGTACATGCAGCAGCCCACCAGCAACAGTGCGGCCATCATCTCGCGCAAGTCTTGGCGTATATGGCTGGGCGATGAGCCGCCACGGTGCGACTACATCATCCAGAGCTGGGACACGGCGTTTGAGACCAAGACCACGGCCGACTATTCCGCGTGCACAACGTGGGGGGTGTTCTACAACGAGGAAGAGGGCGACAAGGCGCAGGTGATCCTGCTCGATGCGTTCAAAGACCGGATGGCGTTCCCCGAACTCAAGGCGATTGCGCTCAAACACTACAAGGAGTGGTCGCCAGACGCGTTCATTGTGGAGAAGAAAGCCGCTGGTGCGCCCCTGATCCAAGAGCTGCGGGCCACTGGCATACCGGTCGAGGAGTTCAGCCCGAGCCGGGGTAACGATAAAATTGTGCGGCTGAACGCTGTGTCTGACCTTTTTGCGTCGGGTACGGTCTGGGCACCAGACACGCGCTGGGCCCGTGAGGTGATCGAGGAAGTTGCATCGTTTCCCAACGGCGAGAACGACGACTACGTTGACACCACATCGCAAGCGCTGTTACGCTTCCGAAAGGGTGGGTTTATACCCCTTGACTCGGACGAGCAAGAAGACCGGACATTTCGTCGCCGCAGAGCGGCGTACTACTAGGAACACACATGGCGACCAACATTGACAAAGCCCTTTTCCAGCAGCCCATGGGCATCGACGCCGCAGGCGATATGGAAGAGCCGATCGAGATTGAGATCGTGGACCCCGAAGCGGTGCACATCGACATGGGTGATGTGGAGATCGACATTGAAAAAGCCGAGCCCAGCATTGACGACTTCGACGCCAACTTGGCCGAGTACCTGTCCGAGGGTGAGCTGTCCTCCATGGTCAACGACCTTGACGGCGACATCGACAATGACCGCAACTCCCGCAAAGAGTGGGAGAAGGCTTACGTCACCGGCCTGAAACTGTTGGGCCTGCAGATCGAAGAGCGCACCGAGCCTTGGGACGGCGCGTCTGGCGTGTTCCACCCAATGATTACCGAGGCGGTTGTCAGGTTCCAGTCAGAGACCATCACTGAGACCTTCCCGGCCATGGGGCCAGTGCGCACAAAGATCGTGGGCAAAGAGACCCCCGAGAAGAAAGAAGCCGCCCAGCGGGTGCAAGAAGACATGAATTTCCAGCTGACCGAGGTCATGCAGGAGTTCCGCCCAGAGCACGAGCGCATGCTGTGGAGCCTCCCGGCCACGGGTTCAGCGTTCAAAAAGGTCTACTTCGACCCCAACATCGGCCGTCAAACGTCTGTGTTTATTCCTGCCGAGGACATCTTGCTGCCCTACGGCACCTCGGACATCCAGTCTTGCTACCGCGTCACGCACGTCATGCGCAAGACCGAGAACGAGATCAAGAAGCTCCAGCAGGCGGGCTTTTACCGCGACGTGGACATCGGCTCCCCGGACAAACACATCGACGAGATCAACAAGGCCAAGGACAAAGAGACCGGCTTTGCTGACCTGAACGACGATCGCTACACGCTGCACGAGTCCCATGTGGAGCTGATTGTCAAAGGCGACCCACGGGCCGCTGCTGACGAAGAGGGTGAAGAAGTCAAGATTGCGCTGCCATACGTGATGACCTACATCCGTGGCACAAACACCGTGCTGGCCTTGCGCCGCAACTGGAACGAGGACGACAGCCTTCACCTCAAGCGCCAGCACTTCGTGCACTACCAGTACATCCCCGGCTTCGGTGCTTACGGCTTCGGTCTGTTCCACCTGATCGGTGGGTTTGCCAACTCGGCCACCAGCTTGATGCGTCAGCTGATTGACGCTGGTACGCTGTCCAACCTGCCCGGTGGCCTGAAGTCCCGTGGTCTGCGGATCAAGGGCGACGACACTCCGATTCAGCCCGGCGAGTGGCGCGATGTGGACGTTGGCTCCGGCGCGATCCGCGACAACATCCTGCCCCTGCCGTACAAAGACCCATCGGCCACCCTGTACAACCTGCTCAACACCGTGGTGGAAGAGGGTCGCCGGTTTGCCGCAACGGCCGACATGAAGATCAGCGACATGGGTGCCAACGCACCGGTGGGCTCGACACTGGCCCTGCTGGAGCGCCAGCTCAAAGTCATGACGGCCGTGCAGGCCCGGGTGCACTTCACCTTGAAGCAAGAACTGCAGCTGCTGGCTGCCATCATCCGCGACTACACGGACGACGAGTACACCTACGAGCCGGACGGCGAAGAAGGCCCACGCGCCAAGAAGGGCGACTACCGTCACGTTGACATCATGCCGGTGAGCGACCCCAATGCGGCCACATTGAGCCAGCGCGTGGTGCAGTACCAAGCCGTGATCCAGCTGGCGCAGTCTGCTCCTGACATCTACGACCTGCCCAAGCTGCACCGGGGCATGTTGGAGGTGCTGGGCATCAAGAATGCCGACAAGCTCGTGCCGCTGGAGGAAGACCAAAAGCCAACTGACCCCGTGTCGGAAAACATGAATGCACTCAAGGGTAAACCCTTAAAGGCGTTCCAGTACCAAGACCATCAGGCCCACATCCAAGTGCACATGATGGCCATGCAGGACCCCATCATCGCGCAGCTGGTTGGCCAGAACCCCCGCGCCCCGGCAATTCAAGCAGCCATGCAAGCCCACATTGCCGAGCACGTTGGCTTTGCCTACCGCCAGAAGATCGAGCAGCAGCTGGGCATGCCCCTGCCGCCCGAAGGCGAGCAGTTGCCACCGCAGATCGAGATCGCCCTGTCCGGCATGATGGCCCAAGCCGCGCAGCAGGTGCTGCAGCAAAGTCAAGCACAAGCCGCTCAGCAGCAAGCCCAGCAGCAAGCGCAAGACCCCGTTGTGCAGATGCAGCAGCAAGAACTCCAGATCAAAGCCAAAGAGGTGGACATCAAGGAGAAGAAGGTGCAGATCGATGCGGCCGCTCGTGCAGACGAGCTGGAGCTGAAAAAGCAAGCACTGGCAGGCAAGATGGAGCTGGACGGCTTCAAGGCTGGCCAGCAGGCGCAGCAGGCAGAGAAGAAGCTGCAAGCCGACCAAGAACGCGAAGGTGTCCGCATGGGCATTGACATCGCCAAGAGCAAGCAGCAGTCCGCTGCCCAAAACCAAAGGAAAGGCCCTCGTAACCAATGATCTCCGAATTCGCACGCGTATTGCGCGAGAAATTACGCACCGACATGAACAACTACGCCGATGACTTGGCGGGTGGGGCATGCCGCTCTTTCGACGATTACCAAAAACTCTGTGGTGTGATTCAAGGCCTAGCTACCGCAGAGCGTCACCTCCTCGACCTTGTAGAGAAAGTAGAGCAATCAGATGAGTGAAATCATTCTGCCTCAGGGCATCACACTGCCCAAACACATCCAACCGATCGACGCCCCCGAGGCCGATGCGGACAACGAAACCAAAGCGTCAGCGCTGCCCATCCCAACCGGATACAAGCTGCTGTGCGTCGTGCCTGAAGTCGATGAAAAGATCGCCGGTACGAGCCTCGACCTCGTTCGAGATGCTGCGACCATGCGAGCGGAAGAACATGCCACCACGGTGCTGTTCGTGCTGCGGGTCGGACCAGACGCGTACAAAGACCCTGCCAAGTTCCCGTCGGGCGCATGGTGCAAAGAGGGTGATTTTGTGCTCGTGCGCACCTACACAGGTACGCGTTTTAAGGTGTTTGGTAAAGAGTTCAGGGTTCTGAACGACGACCAAATTGAGTGTGTTGTGCAAGACCCACGCGGCTATACCCGCGCATAAGGAGCAGAAATGAGTGAATACAAATTCCCGGACGAGCTGGACGACGACAAAACCGTCGATCTGGACGTCTCAACTGACGGCGATGTCGAGATCGAGATCGTCGACGACACCCCCGAGAAAGACCGGGGCCGCAAACCCTTGGACCGTGACGTGGCCGATCCCACGGACGACGAGATCGAGAGCTACTCCGACGGCGTCAAAAAGCGCATCAAGGAGCTGACTCACGCACGTCACGACGAGCGCCGGGCCAAAGAAGCACTGCTGCGCGAGAAGCAGGAGCTGGAGCGCCTTGCCCAACACATGGTGTCGGAGAACAACCGACTCAAGCAGTACGTCAACTCGGGCACCGAGCAGTACGCCGCGTCCCAGCTGTCACTGGCCGAGACTGAGGTGGAGAAAGCCAAGCGTCAGCTCAAGGAAGCGACAGAGGCATTTGACACGGACGGCGTTGTCGCGGCACAAGATGCCTTGATGGATGCCAAGATCAAGTTCCAAGCTGCAAAAAATTTCCGCCACACCCCTTTACAGGTGGAGGAATCTGATGTACAAACTCAGCAAACGCAAGTATCACGTCAAGAACTGGACGACAAAACTGTTCGCTGGCAGGCAAAAAACCAGTGGTTCGGTTCGGCGGGATACGAGGAAGTCACCAGCTTTGCACTAGGGCTGCACCAAAAACTAGTCAACTCCGGGGTTGATCCCCGCTCTGACGAATACTTCGAGCGCATTGATGCTCGCATGAAGTCCACGTTCCCCGAAGTTTTCGGTGGTTCTGACGACAAGCCAAAATCCGGCGACAGCTCCAAGCGACCTACCTCGGTTGTGGCTCCGGCGACTCGTTCGACTGGTGCACGCAAAGTCCAGTTGACTCCCACGCAGGTTGCGTTGGCGAAAAAATATGGATTAACCCCGCAGCAATACGCTGCTGAAGTAGCAAAACTGGAGAAATCGAATGGCTGAAACAATTAACCGGAACCCTCGTGCTCTTGAGGCACGCGACAAAACGACTCGTTATGTGTATACACCTGCGAGTGCACTGCCTGATCCAACCCCTGAACCCGGTATGGTGTATCGCTGGATTGCGACTCACGTACTTGGCGAAGCACAAAACACGAACGTGTCTACCAAGATGCGTGAAGGTTGGGAACCGGTCAAAGCAGTCGACCATCCCGAGCTGATGCTTGAGGGTAATGCGAAAACCGGCAACGTCGAACTCGGCGGCCTCATGCTCTGCAAGATGCCACGCGAACGCGCCCAAGCCCGGGACGAGTATTACGCCAAACAGGCGCAGGCTCAGATGGAATCTGTTGATAACAGCTTCATGCGAAACAATGACTCGCGGATGCCACTGTTTGCGGAACGCAAGTCCACAACCAGTCGCGGAAGCGGTTTTGGTTCTGGTTCAAAGTAACAAGGAGTCCTTAAATGGCAACTACAGCTTCCCCCTACGGGCTTATCCCCGTAAATCGTGTTGATGGCATGCCCTACGCTGGCGCTACTCAGACTTTTCTGATTAACCCCGCTGGCACCGCCACCAACTTGTTCTATGGCCAAGTCGTCTTGATCGACGCCAACGGCTACATCGCTTTGGCTACTGCCACCGGCGCTGACATCACCACCAACAACCTCGGCGGCAACGGCGTGGGCGCAATTGGTGTGTTTGTTGGTTGCGAGTACGTCAACGCACAAGGTCAGACAATCAATGCTCAGTACTACCCCTCCGGCACAACCGGCGTGGTGACTGCTAAAGTGATTACCGACCCCAACGTCGTGTTCCAAGCACAGTTGGATGGCTCCGGCGCTCAAACCGTTTTGGGCACCAACACCTTCTTCGCTGCTGCCCAGAGCACCTCTACAGGTTCTACCCGTACAGGTAACTCGACAAGCGCCTTGGAATCCACTGTGGTGACTACCGCTGCAGCTTTCCGTATTGTGGGCTTTGCGTCCACTCCCGGCGATGCGTTCACTGATGTGTTGGTTAAGTTCAACCCCAGTGCACACTCGTACTTGAACAACGTCGGCCTGTAAGGAGTAATTCACCATGGCAATTTCACGCGCACAACTGCTCAAAGAGCTGCTCCCCGGTCTGAACGCCTTGTTCGGTTTGGAATATGCACGCTACGGCGAGCAACACAAAGAAATCTACGAAACAGAGAAATCTGAGCGTAGCTTTGAAGAAGAGACCAAGCTGTCCGGTTTTGGCGCTGCTCCTGTCAAGAGTGAAGGCTCCGCCATCGCTTACGACAACGCGCAGGAAGCCTTCACTGCACGCTACACCCACGAAACCATCGCTTTGGGCTTCTCCATCACTGAAGAAGCTGTGGAAGACAACCTGTACGACAGTCTGTCTGCCCGCTACACCAAGGCTCTGGCTCGCGGTATGGCCTACACCAAGCAAGTCAAAGCTGCTTCCGTGCTGAACACTGGCTTTGCCGGTACAGCTCTGGGCGGCGACGGCGTGTCTCTGTTCGGTAACAACTCCAGCGGCACTCGCGTTGGTCATCCTTTGGTTGGCGGTGGTGTGAACTACAACAGCCCAACCACTGGCGTTGACTTGAACGAGACATCGTTGGAAAACGCTACCATCCAGATCGCTGCTTGGACTGATGAACGTGGTCTGTTGATCGCTGCCAAACCAGTCAAGTTGATTATCCCTCCATCACTGATGTTCGTTGCCAAGCGCTTGCTGGACACCGAACTGCGTGTTGGCACTGCTGACAACGACATCAACGCGTTGAAGCAGATGGGCACCATCTCTGGTGGTTACACCGTCAACAACTTCTTGACCGACAACAACGCTTGGTTCCTGACCACAGACGTTCCAAACGGCCTGAAGCACTTCGAGCGTACCGCTCTGTCCACTTCCATGGACGGTGATTTCGATACCGGCAACGTGCGTTACAAGGCTCGTGAGCGTTATTCGTTCGGCTGGTCTGACCCATTGGGTATGTGGGGCTCTTCGGGTTCGTCCTGATAGCTTTTCCGTGTGGTCGCTTGGCTCACAGCCAAGAAGGACGGCGGTTTTGAAAAGGGGCCTTGTGCCCCTTTTTCTTTTGGTGTATATTGCCCCAACTCCCGGACTTTTCCGGTGTATCTGACGGCTCCGGGCCGACGACATGCAGACAGATACGCCTCAACTCGCATGTGAGGAATCATCATGGCAAATACCACTTTCAACGGCCCAGTTCGCTCCGAGAACGGCTT